GGTATCGCTGATGCTACACCTGTAGTAACTGGTAATATTACATATGCAGCAGATGATGATACATCATCTATAGAAACAGCAATTGAGGCTTTAACTGGTATCACTGAAGTAACAGTAACTGGATTATATTCAACTGGATATACAATTGAATTCACAGGTGTTGATGCTGCTGCTGATTTTAGGATAACAGCAATTGATGTATCTGCTTTAACTGGTGTTACCGCTGCAACTGTTACTCAAACACAATATGGAAGTGCTGTTGAAACATGGGATGTTGGGTTAAACGCAATAATAGCAGATGATGCAGATTGGTATTGTTTATTAGCTACAACTAAAACTAAAGCAGACATACTATTGTTATCCGCTATTATTGAAACAAAAACCAAGATGTATTTTGTTTCGACTGCTGAAGCTGATGTTAAAAATGGTGTTGCAGCTAATACGCTACTTTCTTTAAAAGCATTAACTTACGATAGAACAGTATATATGTATTCTGCTGATGCAGCCAATTTTCCAGAGGCGGCTTGGACTGGGGGTCAATTACCACAAGATCCAGGTAGTATTACTTGGAAGTTTAAAAAACAAGTTGGTATTACTCCTGATGTTCTTACATCTACTGAATTTGGTAATATAAAAGATAATTATGGTAATACATTTGAGACAGTAGCAGGAGTAAATAGTGTGACATCTGAGGCTACAGTAGTAAGTGGTGAATTTATAGATATAATAAGAGGTACAGATTGGCTACAAACAAGAATGGGCGAAGATTTATTTTCTCTTCTTATTAATAGTAATAAGATACCTTTTACTGAAAGAGGTGCTGCTGCTATAGAGGGTAAAATAACTTATTGGTTAACTAAAGCAGAATCACAAGATGTTGATCTACTTGTTTCTGGTGAGTCTGTGGTAACTTTACCAAGAATATCAACTGTATCTGCTGCTGATAAATTAGCTAGATTTTTAGATGGTATTACTTTTAGTGGTAATTATTCAGGAGCAGTACATAAAATAGGTATAACTGGAAAACTTGCTGTGTAATTAATGCAGAAAGGAAAATAAATTATGAGAACTTATAACCCAGAAGAAGTAGGTATATTATTTGGGACTTCTTTATTAACAGGTTGGAACAATGTACGAATAGGTAGAGCTGAAGATGGTGCTATGTTTAGTGCCGGAACTGGTGGAGAATTAACAAGAACTATAAATGCAAATAAATTAGGAAGTTTCGTTATAACAATGCAACAATCTTCTATAGATAACGATACATTGAGTGCGTATGAGATAACAAAAGCAGCTCTTCCTTGTTCAGTTATAGATAAAAGTGGTACTACTGTTGCTATTATAGAACTAGGTACTGTTATTAAAATACCTGATTCTGATCTCGGTAAAGAAGCCGGGACAAGAGAATGGACTATAACTGGAGAATTAACATATGCATTTATTGGTGGAAACAATTTAACTATATCATAAGGAGTAATACGATGGGGCGTAAAGGTTATCAAGAAATAACAATAGACGATGAAGAATACATGTTTACAATGCTTAAACCGAGAGTTAGTCTATCTCTCCTTACTAAATTATTGAAATTGTTAGGACCTTCTCTCGGTAAAGCTTTTCCAAATACTATAAAAATAAAACAACTTTTAGATGCAGATATAAATGTAGGTTCTGCTTTAATAGAATTATCAAATAAAATAACCTATGAAGAAAATCAAACCATTATAGATACATTATTTACACAAGTATCTCATAAAGGCCAAGGTACTTTGTCTAACATAAAAGCTTATGATGAATTATTTTCAGGAAGAATATTGCACTTATTTAAAGTAGTAAAAACTGCTTTGGAGGTGCAGTACGCTGATTTTTTAGAAGGAAGAGACGCACTAGAAACTCTGATATCAAAGTCGAAAGAAACTCTATCTCAAGAATAATAGAAGAGTATGATCCTGGCGATGTTAATGTAGACTTTTTTGTATGGCGTCCAATATTAGCTGGTGTGTGTTCTCTGCATGAGCAAGATGATTATTGGGATATATGCGATCTTGCAGATGCAAATGAAGCTCTTGATATAAAAGCTGAAATGGAAGAATTCATAAGAAGGAAAATAGAAAATGACTCTAAGGACCCTGTTAGTTAAATTAGGTTTCAAAGGTGACATAGGTAAGTTAACAGAATTCGACAATAGGATAAAAGGTTTAACTAAGAATGTTGTAGGACTTACCGCTGTGTTTGGGACTCTTACTGCTGGAATAGGATATTTTTTAAATGAGGCGGCAAAATTAGAGCAAACTAAAATAGCGTTTGAAGTTATGGCTGGTTCCGTTGAGATGGGCCAAAGATTAATAAAAGATTTATTTATGTTTGCGAGAACCACTCCATTTCAAATCCCAGGTGTAATGCAAGCCAGCAAAATATTACTTGCTATGGGTGTAACTGCCGAAGAACAAATTGATACTTTAGAAAAAATAGGTCATGTTGCCGCTGGTATAGGAAAACCACTAGATCAGTTAGCTAGTATATTTGGTAGAGTCAAGGCCGCCGGATATTTAACGGGTTATGAAATGGAGCGATTAAGAAGAGCTGGTGTGCCTTTAGGTGCATATCTTTCTGAAATGCTTAAAAAACCTGAGAAAGATATATTAAGGATGATTCGTAGGAAAGAAATTTCTTATGAAATGTTCGCCGATGGCTGGGAACTTATGGTTGAAAAAAGATTCCCTAAGTTAATGGATAAACTATTAACAACATTCAAAGGTATTACGAGTAACTTAAAAGATTATATATATGAAATAGTTGCATTTTCAGGTGAAGAATTATTACCTATAGCTAAATTAATTGCCACACAATTACAGGTTCTGCTTGATTCAAGTAGAGGATTGATTGCATTAAGATTTAAACAATTTTTTGGTACAGTTTCTAATGGGTTATCATTATTAAATAAATTATTTGTAAGAATGTATTATAGAACAAAGGAAGTTACAGGTCAATTAGGTGGTTTTACAAGATTGTTCAAAATATTCGCAACTATTTTTGGCACTATGCTTGGAGTAAAATCACTTGCAATATTAGGTAGATTAGGTAAAATGACAATGACATTTCTTTCTCCTATGGCATTAAAATTAGCATTAATAGGTGCAGCTATGATAGGTATATTAGCAGTTACAGAAGATTTATTTGGATTTCTATCAGGTAAAGAATCTTTGACTGGCAGAATACTCGATGATTTAGAAAACAGATTTCCAACAGCATTTTCACATATACAGCATTGGTTAAAAATATTAAAAGGTGAGATAGAAGGGTTTTCATTATTGTTAGTTGGTGTTTTTGAAGGATTGTCTACTGGTAATTGGGATATGGCAAAAGCAGGATTAAATCAGATTAGTGATACATATAGAAAAATAGTAGGTGGTGTTAAAAAAGAAGAAACTCCTGAATTTGATCCTTTTAGAGATCCAGATATAAGCAGAATGAATTTCATAGAAGGCACTATTGCCCAGAGTCAATTTCTAAAAGATGTAGCTAAAGGGTTAGAAGGATTTAAATCAATGGTTGACGTGAGTCCTCAAGGCAAAGCAACAATAGAACCTTCATTTATTAGAGGCGGAAATGATTATACAGGTATGATTAAAGATTATTTTACAAAATCTCCGATTGAAAAGATTCAAAGCAGAGCAGCTAAATTAAAAGGTTTTACTAATCAAGATGATGCTAAAATTAATATTAATACTAATGTAAATATAAATAAACTTCCTGTTAATGCTAGTGCGAAAGAAGTTGTAGAAAGAATAAAAAATGAAGTTATACCTTTAGTAAAAAGGACAGTAGGAGATACTTATAAAAATAATTCTTCTTTCGTAGAACCGGAGCAGTATTAATGGCTAATATATTTAATAAATTTTTGAAATCTAAAAAGGTAACAGTTATTAAAGATGGTGAAAAAACTATAATAGCATGTGATGTTGTTGAAACAGAAAATCATCAAATGAATTCTGAAGCCACACAATATGAAATAGAAGATGGTAGTAATGTAAGTGATCATGTTATAAAGAGAGGAAAATTATTGACAATAGAAGGAATAATTAGTGATGATCCGATAACTGTATTAGACACTTCTATACTTGAGAGAACGGTAACTTCACTTACCCCTAGTGCATTGAGATCTAAAGTAGGTTATGGTTTAAGTGGTGTGTTTGGAAAGCCTAGTAAGGAAGCATTTGATCAATTTGAAAGAATATATGATAATAAAATACCTGTAACTATAGTAACTGGACTCAAAGAATATACTAATATGATAATGGAAGATTTTTCAGCTCCAAGAGATAGTAAAACTGTAAGATCATTAAGATTTAATGCTACTTTTCGTCAAGTTACTATAGTAAGCACTATACTCACTAATGCTCCTGCTACAATACAAGAAGTAGAATTAGGAGCGCAAAGTAAAAAGAATATAGGTCAACAAGGAACAGGTACAAATTTACCAACAGTTGATGACAGAACAGTAAGTGCATGGGCGTGGGATGGTGTATGGAAGCGATAACGATTAATACAGATGAATCTTATTTTGTACAATTACCTTTTAGACAAGATGAATATAATTATGAATATTCTGTAACAATAGGTGATACAACTTATATTTTATGGATATATTTTAATAGGCGCATGGGAACATGGATATTAAATATAAAAGATGAAAATAATGATCCAATAGTTATGGGTATACCTATATTAGTAGGATCTCAAATGCTATCTAGGTTTGCAGACCATAGAATAGAAGATATGAAATATACTTTTGCTTTTAATATTAAAGAAAGATACGCAGAAATAGGAGAATATGATTTAGGTTCCACTGCTACTGTTTTTATAGCAAAGGAGTTAACTTAATGTCTTCTTTATATGACAGAAAAGCTTATGTTATATTTGGACCATCAAAAGAGTTAAGTGTCTTTGAGGGAGGATTTATAACTAGCGGTTTATCTACAGGTGAAAGCAATAATGTATTAAACATTACTCAATTAGGTTTTCCATATATTAATTTAGATGATCCATTTGAAAAAGATAATAAAGGATTTAGAGATTTAAGAATAGTATTTAGCATTGAAAAAACGTTGGAATCTAAAGAAAATGATTCTACTATAGAAATTTATAATGTTAATGAAGATTCATATAAAATGTTACAAAAAATAGATGATACATATTTAATTCAATTGTCTGTAGGATATGGTGATGAAAGTAAAAATTCTATTTTTATAGGTAATATAGAAAATTCATTTTACACAAGAGATAAAGCTAATTGGACATTAACTATAAAAGGAAAAGATGGACAAGAAATAATACAAAATTCTTTAATAAATAAATCTTATAGAGAAGGTTTTGATATAAAAAGTGTTTTAACTGATATGTTAGATTCTACAAATGTATCAACAAAAGGAGTATTTAAAGAAGCTAAAAAATGGATATTAGAAAACCTAACATCTGCAAAACGAACTCAAAATGGACTAACTATAAGTGGTAGATTGATAGATGAAGTTAATAAATTATTAGCAGAAGTTGGGGCTTCAATGAGTATACAAGATAATAAAGCTCAAATTATTTATGATGACAGTAATTCAAAAAATGACATAATATTGTTATCTCCAAGTTCAGGGCTTATAGGATCTCCAGTTAATAAAGGTAAAGAAGAGGGTATAGAATTTAAGTGTTTACTGATACCATTAATTAAACCTGGCGTATTAGTAAAAATAGAAAGTAAATCTATAAACGATTATTTTAGAGTAGATAAAGTTAATTTTAAGGGTGATACACATGGTAACGATTGGGAATGTGAATGTGAGGCTGTTAAGCCATCAAATATAAATACCGATTTATCAGAAATAAGATATTATAATAATTTATTAATAGAAGAAGAACTTAGTGCTACTTGGAAATCATTAATATAATGAATAAAACAGTAATAACTCCTACAATTGCGAAATTTGTTAAACAAGCCATAAGACAAGATCTTCTTAATTTAAATACATCTATGCCTGGCAAGATAAAAACATATGATAAAGATACGCAAAAAGCATTTCTAAGCACAATCGGCGCTCTATTGACTGGATTAATGATTAACATCATGGAGGTATTTACTGGAATTTTTGGAGCTACAAGTCCTCTTGCTGGCAATCTTCGAAAAGCCGCGATGGCATCAATAAGCAATCAATATCCCACACTTGAAACAGAAATGCCGGAAGTATACCAACCCGCACCCGGTAGCCGTAGGCTTTAACCTAGTTATTCCCGCCCCCACTGTTGTCATTCCCGCGGAAGCGGGAATCCAAACAATAATTCCGATTATGGCGGACATTCTTTCGCAAAATACCCCGTAATTTTTTTGAAATCAATATGTTAACGCTGTTTTCGATTTCCAAATGTAGCCATACAAATAGAAAAACTTTAACAAAAAGTGCTTGATTTTTTATAATTTTTATGTTTTCATATAGCCATGAAAACACAAATGCCTTTGCACTTAGAAATTCAAAAACACAGAAAAAATTGTTATGGACTGATCAGAACGACTTATCGAGAAGGAGGAAAAATCAAGCACACCACCCATGGACGCATCACATGCGTTCCGCTTGAAAAACTAAAAATGATACAAGCCGTATTTCGTGGTGATGTGATTTTGCGAAACCAAAAACAAATTCCTAAAGTTTTAAATTCGAAAGAATATGGTGCATCATATGCTGCGTTGCAATTAGCAAAAAAGTTGGAGCTCGATAAAATTTTTTATTCAAAAACCAATCAGCAGTGGGTGCAAGATTGCTTGGCAATGATTGTTGGTCGCCTTATTTATGCTGGAAGCAAGCTATCGCTTTCTAATCGATACAAAGATACTGCATTATGGGAAATGTGTGGTGTTTATGGTAAAGTTGATGTTAATGAACACTGTTATCCAAGCATGGATCGCTTATTGGAGCGACAAGTGGCAATCCAGCGCGCCCTCGCAAAAAGACATTTAAATAACAATTCTTTGGTACTTTATGATATCACCAGCAGTTATTTTGAAGGAGAATATGAAGAGAGTGATTTAGTTAAATTTGGATATAATCGCGACCGAAAGAAT